GAGGTAAATAATACCTGTTGTGCATCGTCCAGTAATTCGTAGCGAAAGATTTTGTTAATTGCCTTTTCAACATCTTCCTCTGTTGTTCCTTTAATTTTGTAGTCATCCATAAGGTATGATGCAAAAATTTTAGAGATTTCGTTCATTTTTTCTGTGTTAAGTATATTTATAAATTTTCAAGTTGTTTACTTAATTGTAAAAAAAATGGGCAGCTGGGGGACTGCCCTATAAATTTATTTTTAGTATCCTCTATTTAGGAGTTGTGTAACTCTTTTCGCAAAACCTTTTTCAGTGTAAAATCTTATTACATCTTTTTTTATTGAAAAAGTATATTTGCCCTCATAAAAAGTTATCATATTAATTCCATCTCTTGAAATTGCATACCAACCAGCATTATCATTAGCCGTCCAGAATACATTTTTTTCGTTTCTTTCTAAATTAATTTCTAAAGTTGTCATAATTTTTGTTTTTTAAAAAGTGAACAATTTATTTTGTTACGTAAATATACAAAGTATATATTTAATATACATAATAATATTTAAATTATTTTCATTTTTTTATCACTTTCCTCCACACTGCCAGCTTCTGCGCAATTACAACTGCCCTTTTCGTGTTGCCTTGTTCTATTTTCTTGGCATGGCTGCGAATTGTCATCAGGTCCATTGACTCTGGCGGCTCTTTAAGTGCAATGGCCTGGGCTTCTTCCCATAACGCTCTTTTCTCCCCTTCCTCATAAGTTATCATGTCAAATTTAAGGCAAAGATCATACCAGTATAACGGCACATCTTCCCATGTCTTCCCGGCAAACTCTTTGATCATTGTTGGAAATTCTGCGTATAGTTTTTCCCTTTCCGCTTTTCCCTTCTCTTCCATCTGTGCCTGGAGACGGAGTGCTGCAACTTCGTTATCGTGGCTGGCGATTATTCTTCTCCTATATACCATATATCCGTTTAGTATCTTGCCAATCGTGTGCATATTAGCTTTGCCGTAGAATTTAACATCTTCATCAAGTTCCAGGCTTTCAGCGGAGAAGAGGCGAAAGGCTATTTCAATTTCATTGGCTGCTATCTGCCCAAAAGTTTTAACTATTTCTTTGGCTATATTGGCATAAAAAGCTATGTCTCCATCAATGCCGTACATGGGAAAAACAGAGCTGATCACGTTTAAAGTTTGTTTATACGCATCCTTTTGCTCCATATTGGCAATGCGGTTGCTCCTGGCAGATATAATTGCCTGCTCATCGGAGTTTCGTGGTTGATATTGTGTGAGGTTACTCATTGATAAATGATTTTTTCTTTTTGTAAGAAACTATTTTTTGATAATACGCATTCTTCTCCTCCTGGCTCATGGCGTGGTATTTCATGCGGAGGCGTTGGTTTTCTCTTTCCCGAATCTTTTTATAGGTGTATTCGTTCATCATTGCGCGGTACTTTTTCATATACTCTTTCATGTACGCATTGCGGTCTTGTTTATTCTTCATAAATTTCTATTTCTTGTTTAACTTCTTGCCAAAAATAAGTAGATGTTAAAGGTGTAGTTGCTTTTATTATTTCATCAACTGCAAATAAAGCACATTCCTTGGCTAAAATTGATACAACAATTTCTTGACCTAATTCTCCTCCAATGTCTTGGATTAAAATATAGTAATAATATAATAACTCCTTTGCTTTTTGTTGTGGTGTTTGATTCATCCTTCAAATTCATTTACAAGCCTTTCAATTTCCTCCTGCCTCCGCTTCTCCTGTGCGGCAGGGTTTTGGTAATGGAATTTAGTATATATAGCATTTGCCTGGCTATATATCATTGAAATACTAAAATTATTTTTCATAAACTTATCGGAAACGTGCCAGGCTGCCTTGGTGAAAGCTGCTACCATATCATCCATGGTTCCTTCCACAACGGCAACTTGCTTAATCCATGCTACTAGTTTTTTACAATTGCTTCCATCTTTCGCTGTCATTACATAATTGCCTTGCTTGTTCTTAGGCAGAGTAACCATAGCGCAATTTTCGTACGCTTGGCAGTATGCAACAAAGGCGGAGTAAGTTTCGGAGGGTTCGGGCGGATCGGCTCTTGTTTCTTTTTCTTTAGCGCAACTTTCTTTTTCTTTTAAACCTTGCTCATGGGAAATGGAATCATGGATGGCCTGGCGGGAGAAAGAATTTTTTATTTTTGGTTGAGGAGGAGTGAAAGGCTTTTCACATTCTATATTATCTGTATTATTAATTGTTTTATTATCTGTATTATTATGTTCACGTTTTCGTGTAAGCTGCTTTAACGTTTTCGTGAATTCTGGTTTCACGTTTTCGTGAAAGCTGCTTTCACTTTTAATTCTTAATCCTCTATTCCTGCCATCAAAAAATACTTGTATAATAAATCCTCTCTTCTTTAAATCACTTATAATATTAGCTACTCTTCCCTCTGATAATTGAACAAAGGATGCCAGGTATTCATTAGAAGCAAAGCAGCCGCGGTCGGAGTTATCAAGAGAATCTATTTCTACTAGCAACACTTTTTCAATGATGGAAAGGTCAGGGTTAAGCCAGATGGCTTTGGGTATCCATACACCTTTAAAGTCGCGGTTTTCTTTCATAAATTTAATTTTGCTTGATTACCTAAATTACTATTAAATACTAAAGTATCAATACATATTTCATCCATATAATGAATAGGTATTAATAAACATTTTAAGGTATCTTTCGTTTGTTTAACGTCATACTTTTGAAAATTATAAACTTGTAGTTGCTTAATGTCATTTCTATTTCCTTGATTCTCCTTTGCTTTTAATTTAAACACATCTTCAAGTTCCAATGCTAAAACACTTCTTTGGTAATTAGACAGATTTCTTCTACCAAATTGGTTATAAATCATCCATACCTTAACTAAAAAAATATTTTCAAACTCCTTTTCAATTGTTTCATAATTTAAATCATGTTTTTGCGCAATCCTATATCGGTTATGCCCATCAATTAAAATACCATTCCATGTAATTAACGGGTCGCGTATTCCTTCTTCAAGAATATTGCGTTCAAGCTGCTTAAATTCCTCGTTTGATAATGGAGGAATAAGGCTTTCAAGTTCTTGTAATATTTGCATGTTAACCTAATTTTTCAGTACTATAAGGATCTAATCCTAAATCAATTCTTTTAAATAAATCATCATCAATATTTTCTTGGAAAAAAATATCAATTACACTTCCGTCGCATTTAGGATAATCTCTACACATAATCCAAATATCCCCTTTAACAGATTTATTTACCTGTAAATCTTTTACTTTGTAGTCTTTATCACAATGAATACAAAAACATCTATCGTTTTGCTTTGGCATAGGGTAAAACGGAAAATTTTTTCTAAATAATTTAGTCCTTTCTTTTCCTTGGTAAGTTATGTAATTTTTTTTTGGCATATGTATAAAAAAAATGCCCAATAGCTGGACATCTATCGGGCAAGGTGAAACAGTAATGTTTCATATCCTTTGAATGTTGTCCAGACCGTTCAAAGAATAATACAAAGATAAACTATTTTTAATTCTTTTCCGAAATTTGTTTGACCTCATTCCTATCCTCTATGAACCCACTGCCATGACTACCTCCCACTATCTTTAGATACTGGTTCTCAACGCTGGCACTGTTTATAATCACTTGTGCAATATCTGCCACAACTTTGGCTTTGGCAATGTCGTAGTTAGAATGTGGATCAGTTAGTTCTTCAAGTACACTAAAGAGATGGTTGCGAAGGTCGCTTATTTTGTTTTTCATTGGTTAACTTTTTTATCTGATGAATTAATTTTTGCACTTCTCTATACTCCTCAGGAACACTCTTTAGCCATCTGTTTTGAACGGCAAGGTCAGAGCGTTTTACAAGGCAAAGGTTTTCTAAGTTGTCATTACGGCAGTTGCCATCTATCCTAAATACTACATAGCCTTGCGGTATTTCGCCATGGGCCTGCATCCAGGTGTGCCGTGCGAAGGAAATCCATTTGGAATGATCAACTTTAATTTCTTTGTATCCATTGTAATCTCTGGTGTCGCCAATCATCTTGTAATTGTATGGCATATTGCCTTTCTTGTAACAAGTATTTCTTATCTTGTCAATGTATTCACGGCTCATCTTCATTCCACTATTCCATGTCTTATTGCCTACCTTAAAATGGCTTTTACGCACTGGGCATTTAATCCTACCTATCTCACTTACTCGCCTCATGTTCATTTTAAGAAATTCCTTGCATTTCTTTAAGCCAAGGTCATTAGCCTTTGCGCCAATGCTAAATATAGGTCTGTTTAAAATCATGGCAATGTCGGCATTGTGGACAGTGGCATAATACAATCTTAAGTAGTCAAGTTCAGCTTCGGTGTAAAACTTCGGATGGACTAATTTTTTTTGAATACCATTCCCCATGATGTCACAGAATTATCATCGTGATCGTATTTAAAATCATATTGCTCTATCATTTCTATCCATTGCTCTTTGCTCTTAAGGTTAATGTGTCCCCATTCCGCATCCCATTCTGGAGTGCTTGCATGAGGTGTTGAGGTAAAGTAAAAATACTTTGTACATGCTTTGGATAATTCAGGCAGTATCAACTTTAAATCCTCGTCAAATATATGCTCAAACACTTCTGTTGAATAGATAGCATCATATTTGCCTTTTACCTTAAACTTACCTTTAGCTAAAATATATCTCTCCGGATCAACACCTTTGCTAATGGCAAATTCCCTCTCATATCTATTTATATCATAACCCATATAATTATACAGATTATTTTTGATACAAGCAGAAAGGAAGAAACCAAGTCCAGAGCCAAATTCAAAAACACTTTTGCAACCCATTATTTTTAATACCTCAACTCCATTGCCATGTAAGTTAACAAGGCTTTGGTAGTTGGTTGTGGTAAAGCCAAGTTCAACGGATTTATCAAAAAAGAATTTATCGTCTATCATTTTTAATATTCTAAATCAGGAAAAGATGTTTTAACTGTCCAGTAATCTGTGGATATATTACTCCTCACTTTCCATTGATTACTAGTGTGGTATCCAGACTTCCAAAAACACTTGCATATATTATCTACAATCTCCTTAGGTTTCATGCCTCTATTAAATTTGCTATAAATAAAACGCTTGCAATTCTTATATCTTGGCAAATTCATAACACTTGCCCAACCATCTATCATAGATTGATAATTATTGTATGCCTGAAAGTCGCATGGTATTTTTTTACCTCCTCTATAACAGTCATCCATTGATTTTACTTTCTTTCCTTTGCCAGTGTATTTGATTCCTCCCGGATTTAAAGCCTTCATCATTAGTTTACTTTCCAAGCCATTGCTTGTTGCCTCAATAACAAAAAAAGCATATATAACTGATATTGGTAAATCTGTCTTTTTGTGCATTGAGTAAAAGAAATCGTCATAAAAATAAGCTAAGTATATCCTTCTTAAATCTACTAATGATTTTCCTTTTAATCTTTGAAAACCAAGTGCGTCCATGTAGTCGTGTAACTCATCTTGTTTCATGTACTTTATCTGCTTGCCAGGAAGATTTTTAACATCAATAACCATGTGATTTTCCTGCGGATATTCCTTCGCTGGATTTGGTGCAGATGTTTGAGCCCGGTAACTGCCTCCGGCAAAACTTATGTAGATAGCAAAGCAAAGGGCAATGGCAACAAGCCATAATTTAAAGATGTTGCGTCTGCGTGTGATGGGAGAATATACTTCCCATTCAAATTGGTTTTGTTTCATACTAATTGGTTTATAAATGTTGTTTAAAATGGCAAATCGTCGCCAAGGTCTAATTTACCTACTGGCGGTGTAGCGGTGTGCGGTGTAGGTTCTGCAGTTGGCTTGCCTCCAAATTCAAGGCTGGTCACACGGCAATTAATCATGCCAAATGCTTCTCCATTTTTAATGTATGCATTTACATTACCTGATCCTTCAGCTACAATAAAAGTTCCCTTTAAAATAAATGGCGCAAGTTTAACGGCTCTTTCTCCCCAGACACTACAACCTATCCAGATAGTCTTTTCTGTTGGTGTTTGTCCGTATACTTTTTCGGTGTGTGCAATGGAAAAAGAGCATACAGTTGTATCTCCTACTGTCTTTAATTCTGCGTTTTGTCCAACGCGTCCAGAAACGATTAATTTTATCATAATTATTTTTTATTTGCAAATATATATAAAATTATATAACTTTGCATAAAATATATAAAAAAATGGATGTACTGACGAAAAAA